TAGGGCGCATCCATAACGTTGGACTTGTTCCACAGTGCTTTGACACCCGCACCTTCCAACATCTTGGACGTGACAATAGGTGTCGCCTTGTGCTGCTTGGCGAGGATTTCCTGCCCGGTCGTGAAGTTGTAGTTCAGCAGCTTCTGCGGGTCGCGGCTGAAGCGGACCATGCCGCACCAAACCCACTTGCCCTCGATGAAGTGACGGTTCGCCCATACCGGAACAATGGGGATGCGTTCGAACACGGAGTCATGCGGTCCGTCGATTTCCTCGACACCCGAGACAATCGACATGACCACCTTGTGCGTGTGGCAGACGCGCTCACGAACGACGCTTACGCCTTCATTGTCGAGCTGTGCGGCTTGTTCGCCGTCTACCTCAGCCTTGTCCACCGTGCGCCCGTCAGAGAGCAGCAGCAGCGTCTTGGTGATGGGCTCAAGGCGCCAGTATTCGGCAACCCGAACGCTGTCCTTCCCGAACCAGTCGCCAAACTCTTTGGCGGATTCAAAGTCGATGGTATTAGCGTCCGGAAAGCGCTCCTTGAACCGCTCGCGGCTCATGGTCTCTTCCACGAACACATACTTGGCGTCGCGGGCGTCCGGCTCCTTGGAATCGGGGTCGAACCAGACGGAGGTCAGCGGATCAGAAATGGGCTTGATGCACAAGTCCTGGTCCCAGCTGTCATCCGTGCTGTACTCGGTCGAGACACGCCACGCACCGAAGCCAGCCGCCGATAGACGCTCAAAGCCGGAGTCGTAAGCCCGCTCAGCGTTGGAGCGCGACTCGATGTTGCGGATGAGCCCCTGGCGAAGCTCAGCGCCCTTTACGTCGCCATTCTCGACGGGGCGAATCTTGATGCCAGGCCGCGCCTTCTTTTGGTCGTTGACGACCTGGCGCCAATGCGAGCGCAGGATCGGGAACTCGTAACACGGGCGACCTCTGCGGGCTTTGCGCTGGCTCTCGTCCCACTGGTTACCGGGGACGGTGACAAACTTCAGGTCCTCAATCGCAAGATCGCGGTTGTCTTGGTCCGCCTCGACAGCGCGCTCATACCGTTCGCGCATCTCCTTCATCGGATCGGAGGTGGAGTCGCCGCCATCCTTGGCAGCTTTGCGAGGTTCCTTCACGCGGGCTCCTAGAACTCCGATGCAAATGAGGTGGTGTCAAATCGAACACCGCCGCCGGGGATGAAATCGGTGTGGTGGACAGCGATCAAGCCGAAGGCATCCGCGCCATGGCTTGACCAGTCGTGGTCGGGACCAAGACCGATTCCTCGCGCCTCGTCCTTCTTTTCGTGGTACCAGCCCAGCGCGTCGCGTCCTGGCTCGGTAGTGTCAGCGTTGAACCAGATGGATGGGAACAGGCGGCGCGCGGCTTCAATGCGGCGATTTGCAGCACCAGCGCCCATATTCGGGATCACCAGCACCTCAAACCCCGCCTCTCGAAGCGCGCTCTCATAGCTGACCTGGTAAACCTTGTCGTTCGCCGCGCCGTCGTGGGGCAGCACGCACAGGGCCTTTCCGTAGCCCTTGGAGCGCAGCCACTCGACGTGAGCGGACAGCGGCTGCCCCACGACCTCGTAGTAGTCCAGAACGCGGACTTCCTGCCCGACGAACTGGACGATCCAGATAGCGCAGGCGTCGGCCTTGGCACCCGTGCCACCAATGTCCCAAATGGCCCGTAACGTCATCAGCGGGTCAGCGGCGACCCTACCGATCCGACCTTGTGTCTGAGCCTCGGCAAGCTGCTTGGCGTAGTACGCGCCGCTCGATACGGTCACGTAACCGCCTTCCCAAATGTGGTCGTACTGGTCCGGCTGCATGCGCAGGCAGTCCAGGCGTTCTTGCTCAAGCTCGGCCGTGAACCATGGGTTGTCCCGCCAGTTAGCCTGCACGACAACGGAGCCCGTGGGCCTCTCGACCCCGCGCAGCATTACGTCAACAGGGTCGGTCTTGCGCCGGGCGTTCCAGCTCGCCCAAATCTCCGACCCAGACGCACGAATGGTCGGGCGAAGCAGATTCAAGCTGTTAAACGAAATCGTCTGCGCCTCTTCCATCCAGGCGCGCTTGAAACCTTCCAGCGACTTGATGGACTCGGCCGTGTGATCCTGCATGCCCTGGAAGGCAATGACGCCATCACCGGGCGTCTGGATCACCTCGTTAAAGACCTTGTACCCGTCCTTCTCGCCCAGCCCCAGCGCCTTGAGCTTGGACTCGATCAAGCGCTTGGACGACTGCTTGAGGGTCTTTTGCACCTCGCGGATGCAGACCGAAAGCAGGCCCGGCTCATACAGGCTGTCATCAATCAGCTTCTCGGCGAAGAAATGCGACTTGCCAGACCCTCGACCACCCCATGCGCCCTTATAGCGAGCAGGTTCAAGCAGTGGCTCAAAGACCGCTGCTGTCTCGATCTTGAGGGTGGACAATGCGGCGCTCGATGGAAGTAATAGTTACAGGTTGGTCGGGGTCGCCGGTCAGCTTCGTTTCGGTCTTGTCGGACCAGCCCTGGTTCTTCAGCCAGAAGATTGTGCCGGCCGCGTTCGGGCCAGCCAGGCGCGATTCCCAGTGATCTTCAAGCCTCGCCCTAACGGCCTTTACTGCGTCAGAAAACCCGTCCTTCTCGCCGTACCGAAGCAGGGTTTCACGGGTCATGCCCAGTGCCAGCGCAAGCCCGTTGACGGTGAATGGCTTGTCCTTCGCTTCCCTATCATCAAAGTAGGCTTCGGCTACCTCGGTGAACTTTTCCGGGGTGTCGAAGATAGGCGGGCGGGCCATATCACGCAGTCACAGTCGCAGCCGGCTGCCAGTCCACGCAGACCGAACGCACAGCAGTCAGGGCCTCGCCATTGGCAACGGTTACGGTGTTAGTCAGGCAGCCGGAACAGGTCGGGGAAAGCTTCACGCTCGCCTTGCTCCCATCCAGCGAAGCACCAGAGAGCGTCCCTGCTCCCGAATACGTCCATGTACTGGCGCTTACGGTGGTGCCGCGCTTCTCGGCCTCGGCGGTCCAGTTGTTGGCGACTTGCAGGGTTTCCCCGCACATCGCCTGAATGTCTTTGAGGCGGCGGCTCACTGTCTCTCTGCCCTCAAGATTGCTTGGAGCTGCCGGATTTGGCTGTCTTGTCGCTGGACGACGGGGTCAACGGCTCGAAAAAGATCGATCGCAACTCCTGAGCACCCGTTGGTGGCTGCATCAGGTTGGCTGGCACGGGCGGCGACTTCAGAGGCGAGACGCTGGGTTGCCCACTGGTCGCGCAGCCGGAGATTGCCAGCGCGCAGATCAGCGATAGTGCGGTCAGCCTTGGCTTGCGCATCCTTCTTGTCCTGTTCGTATTGGGCGGCGATGCCTTCGAAGCGCTCGGCCTTGTCTTGGTATTCAGCCCTAGCCTTCTCGGATGCCTTCAAGTCGGCGTCCAGTTGATCTGCTCGCGACTCGGCTTGATGCTGTAGATCACGGGAAACAGCGAGAGCCCCGCGAAAGTGCATGGCGAGCATCGCCGCCGTGACCGCCAGCACGGCGAGGACCGCTGTCAGGTATTTCATTGCGCGATCAGGTGCAGGACGAACGCGGACCAGCTATCGAACGTGCAGTAGTCCGTAAACAGCGCCACAGAGGCCACCACGCACAGGCCGATGGTTAGCTTGGTGCGGGAGGTCATGTCAGCACTTGAGCACGCCGAGGTGAACGCCCGTATGGACGTCAGCCGTTGCCGTTGCACCCTTAGTCAGATCCGGCCCGAGAATCGTTCTGTAAACAGGTGGCGTCACCTTCTCGAACACGGTAGACAGGTGATCGCGGATTACCTTCCATTGCTCGGAAGTTGGACGGCCCTCGTTCAACTCGGCGAAGCCCTGAAGCCAGTAGGCGAACTGCTGCGCGTCCATCAGATGCCGTCCCGATCGTTCATGATTTGACTCCGAGGCACACCGCCGCCTCATCCATGCGCCTGTTCTCAAGCCCCGGACTCACCGTGCGTCCGATGTACTTCCAGCGGGTCAGTTGGTTACACGCACCGGGCCAGTCGTTGAGCTGCGCCATCGTCTGCAACGTAGATCCGCACACGACCTTCGGGCCGGCGTTGTAGACGGCACTGGTCAGCGCCCCTTCGATCTGCGGCAGGAGGGGCATGGGGAGGCAGCGCTTCACCGCAGCCCGCGCAGTTGCCATATCCGCCGCCAGAAGGCGTTCGCACTCTTCCTGCGTGTATGCCCTGCCCTGCACCACGTCTGCGCCCGTGTGGCCGTAGCAGACGGTCAGGACGCCGCCTAGATCGCGGTACGGGGTATAGCGGACGCCTTCCCAATGGGTAATGAGGCTGGCAGCAATGGCGAGAACAGCGCCAGCGCCTAGCGCAAGGGGCTTACCGCTTGCCACGGGCTTCCTTCCGCCACTTCCAGACCAGGTGCGCCGCCTGCAAGACGATGAACGCGATGGTGAACAGGTACACCCAGCTTTGAAGCGATACGCCCGCTACGGAGGCAACGACTACGCCACCCGGCAACGCGATTTTGGCCCCAGCGGCCCCCATGTCGTTAAGGATGCCGCTACGGTCGATCATTTCTTGTCCCTAATTGCCGCTAGAGCGCCCGTGTTGAGCGCCTTGTCGATCTGCCTAAACGAAGTACCCAGCTCGTGCTGGACGGTCACAACGCCCGTGGTCTGGTCGATGTGCACCAGCTCCACGCCGTTTTCCTCGGCCCAAGCTTCAACGCCCTTGGGGAAGATGTAGACGCCGCCCTTGCCGCTCGGGGCGCTCCACTCGAATACTTCGGAGCGCTGCTCGTCGGGAGTGAACTCGACGTCCAGCGATTCGTTATCGTTGGACTCGTCACTCATCAGGCTCACCAAAGAACGGGCTAAGCGCGGTTAGCGCGGGCGATCCCACGGCGTGAACACATCAATGGTCTTGCCGTTTTCGTTCAGGATGTAGGCGCGCTGGTCCGTGCCGATGCGCAAACCCTGTGGCTCAAGGCAAAACACGCGGTGTTGCTGGCCGGCTGCAGTCGGGTCAAGCAAGCAAATCATCGCGTCAGGCCGCGCTCCCTCGATGGGGCCGGTGTAAAAAATCTTGTCGGCCTCCCACAAATGGGCGCCGCCTTCCTGCTCAATCTTCAAGAACATCGCTGTCTCCTGCTTCTGCTGTGCTTGCAGCCACCAGCATCACCAGCAGCCAGAGCAGGCGGGCTAGGAGCATGGGACTGCACCGTAAAAGGAGGGCCACCTTCGGGTGGCCCGGGTGGGTCCTACTACGCAGACTGGCTGCGCCTCAGACCCTAATCAGCGGAACGAGCGGAAATTTCCATTCTTCTCAGGGACTCTGCCGATCCCTGCCGCTGAATTTGGTGCCGCCCGGTTCTAGCTTGCCGGGTCTTGCGTGACCAATGGGAGTAACGGTAGAGGCTGGGCGGCTCGACCTATCGCAACACGGAAATTTGCGATTGTCGCCATGGCCGAAAGTTTATGGCTGACGGTTCCACTGCGTGCAACTGCGCGAATACGTGGTGATCGGCACCATCACTTTGCCGGACAGGATGTAGGTTGTAACGGGGATGGTCTGCGTCTGCGTACAGGCCCACTCGCTCTTGTTGAGAGACACGGTTGGAGAGTTGTCGCCCTTCCACATCTGATACATGGCGTAAGGGATGCTCAGCAGTAACAGTGCTACCACCATGACAAGCAAGATTATGAACGCTCGACCGATAAGGGCTCCTATCCAATTGAGCATCACGCAACCTCCCGGTTCTCGCGCATTACGCGCACGTATTGGTAGTGCAACTCCGCGTGGTAGTTGGCGAAGCCGTCAATCATCATGGCCGTCAGGGAATTGCGGACCTTCCGGTATTTCGGTGCCCACACGTCCAGCCGGCCAGCGGCCACATGGGCAGCCTCGTCGTACTTGCCAGCGATGACGAACTCCAAGGCGTCTACGCCGGCCTGCGCGATCCAGTCATTGCGCCTGCCACGGGGAGCCACGGCAGACTGCCCGTTGATCTTCTTGGCCCGCGTATAGGCCCTAGCGCAGCCGATGGCCCACGCGGCTAGCTGGCGGTCAAACATCGTGTCGCCACGAACAATGCGGCTATAGAGCTGCCAGCCGGGATAGGTGGCATCGAACTGCTTGCTGGCCCGGTTAGCGGCGTCCACACAGGCATCCGACAACTGCGGGCAGGCGAACACCTGATCCACGTCCCGTTGCTTCAGGAGCCAATCGCCCACAGCCTGGGGGATGGTGGCAGTGGTCATGCCTTCCCCTTGGTCAGGTGGTCGTGCACTTCATCAACCAGTGCCTTGACGACCTTGATCTTCCGAATTGCCCGCTTGTCGCCCGGCTTGCCGAAGCTCCACCAGATGCGGCGGTCGCAATCGGCTAGCT